ACGTATCAATCAGTGTGGAATCTGCACCAACGCGCCCGTCCGCGTTTGTGAGCAGATCGTAAAGCACTTCAGCTGGATTAGCTTCAGTTGAGTTGATCTTTTTCGTAGAAGCCCCGTTGAGTGTATCAGGATATCCTGCCACGACACACTTCACTGAGGGGATTTGCCCACCGCGACCAATACTGACACGCTCAAAGACCAAGTATTGCCGGCTGCGGTACGCGGGCACAAGGGTCCCGCCGTTCTGGACGTTGTTCAAATAGGTCCCAGCACTCTGAGTTGAAGAGCCTGGGTAGTAGCGCACAGAGTGATAAGCCGATTTTTCCGAAGCGGGGAAAACACCTTTGTTGTAACGAACCTGAGTTCGTGCAGGAAACATCGTTGCGCGGCTAGAAACGATAGCGTCATGGTCAAACCCAGACCATGGAAGCAGGACTCCTTCGTCAGCGCCCGGAGTTTCTCCAGATGTGTCTCCCGACCATACCGTAAGGTCCCCAAATCGAATTTCGTACAAGGCGTTATCAGTCATGCTGACGCCAAGACCCAACTGTACTCCCAGACCCACAAGATATAGATCTTTATTGCCATCGACATCTTCGATGGTATCCCAGTACACATCTCCCCACCAGATCACAATAGGGGACACGATATTCTTGCCGTAGGTGACGGGCCACCACGAACCTTCACCGGAAATCGGTATGTCTAGCTTTTTAGGGTCTGCGACTTCAGGCTCATCCTGGAGATACTTGCTCAGTGCAAATACAGCGGCCCAGACAACCAGCGTGACAATCCAACCCATGTTCGCTCACCCCACGTATGGGCCATCAGCCCATACGCCTCTACGATAAAGATCAGTCGCTTGAATGTACGGCTCACCGCCATAGTTAGCTATGTTTGAAAATTGTGAAGCGCACGTGGAAATCTGGTGTGTGCAGCCCTCAGCAACAGAGACGGCGTCTGAAACAGCCAAATTACGAAATGGGCGCACTACTGTCAGCTGAGTACCACTACGATTAGTGATTAATCTACGCTCACCGTCAGTTGTCCGGATAACTTCGCCGCCTTTGTAGGCACTAGCGCCCGCTGGCCCACTAAGCGAGCCAACTGTGATGATGCGTGAATCAGTTGAATCAATAGCCGAAATGGTGGTGGAGTCCGTGTGGGCTGCCCGAAGGGTGCCCCCTGGGTCACACTGGCCTCCGTACAGCACATATCGGCAAGTAGTCGAGCACCCAATGGCTGGGATGGCCGTTTGCAGCTGAGCAGACCACATTGAGATAACTGATATAACAGCCAGTCTGTTCTTCACACGAGTGGTCTGCACCCGCCCCTTCCAGATCAAGGACACATTAGCGATGCTACCGTGATATCGACGAACCTCCACCTCTATGCTGCGTGGCGGCATCTTGAATGCAATGTCTGCTAACAGCGGCGTTGTGTATGGCAGCTCGATATTAAGTGGCTTCGCCTCTTCTATATCTGTGGCTAAGATTTTACCGCGCCGAATCGGTTGTGGCAGATAGGTATGCCCGAGCACGGTCAAGCTGGAGTGATAGTCGGTGTAGTAGTAGGCGGCGCTATCTCCACCGGTCAGAATGAAGTCATACAGCTCAATCGGTTGACCAGAATGAACAGTTTTTTCGTCAGCTGAAAAGGTCACTGTTGAATAACCTCAGTCATCAGGTCTACGATTGAATAGTCACTAAAATGCTTGAACTTGATTATGTCTGATCCCAACCGCACGCGCTCAAGGAACGAGATTTCATCAATCACTGTGTTGGCGGTTAGGCCAGTCGTGAAGGTCAAGTCCAAACTGCCATCGAGCACATCTGTGCCGCTATCAACTTCCCTGTACTGCTCGCCTTGGTCTGAGCCTATCCGCAGGCTCTTGTGTGAAGACGACGTGAACCACTGCCCCAGGTAATCTAAGCCGTCATCCACATTAACTGATTCATCAGTGACTTGAATCACATCCCACCCAGGACCGCTTGGCTGCCCACCCGGGTAGATTTCTAGATCAGCCCGGAAGGTGGGGGTGTAAAATGGCTCACGTCGACCAACCAGAAGGGTCAGCAGGTTTTCCCAATATTGAAGTTCTGCCCGATCTTGTATCAAGTAGGATTTTCTGGCCGAAAATAGACCCTGGGCAAGACCTGTGAACTGTCGGAAATCCTGTCCAAGGGCGACGCGCTCCATGAGGGCTGTGCCTGTGTAGTCCACTGGCGACAGCGGTCGTCGGTCTAGCACGTAGAGCGCTGAGGCATCAGCTGTGGCTTGAAATGTAGCAGGTGAAGCGGCCCCCAGCCCACCTAATTCGGCCCTTGTGGTGAAGTCCAAAGACAAACGCACAGCCTCAGGGCCCACGCCCAGCATATTAAACTGCGGGGACTCGCGAATTTTGCAGTCGGCGACTTTATAGAGTCGGGTCCCGACCGGGAACGTCAACTCAGCCTGCTCCAAAGTCGTGATGTTCGTGGGATTGACCGAATTTACAGTTGCAAACTGAGCCTTTTTGCTGACGACAGTTGCCGGTAAACCATCGCTATTCTGACCCGTACCCGATACGCCCGGAGCCTGAATAAAGATCGTGTCCCCACTAACGATGTCACTGTAGGTTGTATCGCAGGGCCAGGTAGTCGCTGTCGCAGCCACCTCTGCTGTGGTGAGATCGAAATCCCACCACAAGGGCACTTTCCACACTGAATTGAAGTTCTTCCACAACTCAGTGCGGAACTGTCTAACAGCGGCGTCTGTATTGAATAAGAGAGTGTATTCTAGTGAATGGTTTGGCTGGAGCGTGCGAGCTATGCGCTGTTCAGTGCCATCATGCGCAATGATGACATTGGTGGAATACTCCACCGTGTGCCCGATTGGGTTCTCAGGTCTCCAGACAAGATCAGGCACTACAGCAACCTACCAAGGCGACGGCGATTTCGCTGGATGGTTGTGATCTGGACTTCCTCGCCCTCTTCAGACCGCATAGCTTCCAGCGTAGCCTCGTGCATGTCAGCCACCATGATGTTCTTCACGTTGACCTGCGGACGCGCGCCGCCACCTTCAAGCATCCCCTGCTGTTGCTGCCCACGGGTCCGCACAGTAACATCCTCTCCAGGACTTGCGCGGAACATGACCAGTTGGCTATCCGGGCCTCCCCTGCCCGCCCACGGTGAAGCGGCCCCCGTGCTGGAACAGCGGAACATCTCCGCCAGCTAGGGAGAACAGCGACATACGGATAAGCAATCGCGTGAGGTCCTTGAGGGCTTGATCCACAAACCCTTTGATTTCAAATTTGCCTGTGGCAACAAAGTTGACCACCGCATCTTCAAGCCCAGAGAAGACGTTCTGACCTAGGGTATCGAGTGCACCCATTACATCGGTTGCCGATTTGCCGAAGTTGTTGATGGCGTCAGTGACCCCAATCTCCCACTGATTGGCCAAGCTGCCAGCGGCGATATCGGCACGCACCAAGGCTTCCTCATTTTTACCGAGGAGCTGATTATAGGTCTTGATATCAATCACGCCCAGCTCAAATGCTTCGTTCAGGCGAGCCTGTTGCGCATTGTAGGTCTCCATCGCTGGATCCAGCGTGGTTTCTACCTCATCCCCCAGAGCCTTCACAAGCTGAAGATACTCATCCGTGTGCTTCTGCAAGAGCGTGAAGTTGTTCACGTCCAGGGCTGCTGTCGGGGGCTTTATCTCACCAGCAGAAGGAACCTCCGTGGACAGCCCCTTGGAAGCAGCAAAACTGTCCAATTTCGCGAGACCAGCGGCATAACCTTCAAGGTTGATGATGCCGGCTTTGTACTCGCGATTCAATTCTTCTTGAGCGGCGCGGAGAACCTCGGCCTTCGGTATAGCGTCACCGACAACCAGTTCAATGTCTCTATACGCAATAGCCATTTTACCAAGAATGGCCGCTGCCTCTTCCTGGCTGAAAATTCCACGCCTAACAGCCTTGTTCAAGTTCCGCTGTTGTTTAGTGAACTCGCGGTTAGCTTCTATGACTGGAAAGAAGGAATCACGAAGAGATAGGATCTCTTCTCTAAAATTGCTGGTCCCCCTTCGAGCACTCCTCAGCTGATCTTCGTACAACTTCATGGCCGCGCGGTACTGATCCCAGGTCAGTTTTCCTTTGGCGTAAGCCGCAAACAGATCTTTATCTGCACGCGCTAACAGGACTGCGATTGGGGTAGCCTTTTCTACTTCCTTGTTCACTTGATCCATAGACAACCCATACTTTTTCAGTGGATCTAGTGAATTTTGGTATAGCTCCTTCAGCTCAGCTGTAATTTCAGCCGCAGCTTCGGTGCTTGGAATTAGGCCAGTTTTCAGCCCTTCTGTGACAAGATCGTTTATCTTGTCGTAGACCTGGGCTTCTTCACTAACATTCGCGTAATTGGCGCGAAACACGTCGAGCGCATCCGCAGCTTTTTTAACGGGTATGCTCTTGATCTTGTTGAACTCGTCCGAGGCCCGACCAAGTCTATCAAATGCTTCATCAGCATCGATAGCCCCAGCCTTCATCAAAGCCATCGTGACTTCTTGTTCCCGAGCGAAACGTCGAGCCGACTTAAGAATGGGGATAAGGCGCTCTTCCATTGAATCATAGATTTTGAAGAGCTTTTTTGACTCAGCCGCTGTGAGCTTAGTTTCTTCCTTAAGTAGCTCCATGGCTCCAGGCAGAGACATGATCGCAGGCTTGAGCTTCTTAACGTAGAAGATAGTCTGCTTCAGCGGAGTGTTGGCATCCTCAATGCTATACAGGCTTGTGACAAACTCGCCAACAGACTTACCAACGCCAACGAAAAAGTCAGCGACTGAATCAGTTAAATCCCTAATGGGATCAGCGAGCGCCACAACAGCAAGCCCAATCGCCACAAACCCACCGATCGCAACGCCAATGGGATTCTGCAAAGCAATAGCGCCAAGCAGCTGGAGACCCCTGCGAAATATCGAGAGGGCCACTGTAGCCCCATTAATTGCTGTGATGAGGAGGCCCCAGGTCTTCAACAGCAAAGCGCCCACCAGCTGACCAGCCATGAACGACGCCAACACTGTTGCAACAGTCAGAAGCGTCTGCATGTGCTCAGCAACAAAGGTCAGGGCGTTTCCCAGCTTTGTGAATATCCCGATGGAGCCCTCAATCTCACCAAGAACGGAGATGAAGTTGTTGCGGACAATCTGGAGCTTCTGCGCGATCGTGGGCACCACTACGCCAAAGCGCTCGGCCAGTTCTTCTCGAGCATCCCTGAACGCATCAATGATGATCTCAGCGTCGATCTTGCCCTCACGGCCCAGCTTACGCAACCCCCCGCGTGTGACCTTCATCTTTTTGGCGATGACGTCAGCCACAACCGGCAACTGCTCAAGGACTGACCGGAGCTCATCACCACCAAGACGGTTAGATGAAATGCCCTGTGCCAACTGGATAAGGGCGTTCTCGGCCTCTCGGGCCCCAGCGCCGGAGAGGATAATCGCTTGGTTAAGGGACTCAGTGACTTTTGTCAAGTCCTGAGTGGGCTGACCCAAAGCATCTAAGGAGAGCTTCATACGAGTGTAAAGCTCAGCGGTTCCTTGTAGCGACGTTCGGGTTCTGTTGGCCACCCCCAGAAGTTCTTCTTGAACTCTTGCTAGTTCCTGAGTCCCGGTTGTAACGACTCTCAGTCTGTTTTGAATAGTGATGAACTCATCGTTCAACTGAACGAGTTCTCGCGCGACAAACCCAATGCCGAGGATTCCCAGAGTACGTTGAAGGAGCGAAACTTCTTTCCGGGAACCCCCGGCACTGGTACCAATGTCCTGAATACGCTTCTTTACAGTCAGGCTACCGAACTCATTAACGTAGATGTCTAGATTTTCGCTAGCCATGGCCTACCTGCTGACAAAGGTGTGGTGCTTCTTGACCACACGTTGAGCCCGAATCACTGCCCGACGCACAAAGTTTGCGGGAGCTTGACTGCTGGTGCCTTTTTTATCAAGCTCATCGATATACGGAGCATTGTTAACGAGATAGAGTGCCCCCCTGCGCGCGTTGTAGCGCAGTGCTCGTGCCGTTGCCCGCTGGAGGGCTGTGCGGTGGGTGCTCGCAGGACCCGCACTGGGCTGCAAGTAGGTGCGGGCGGGAGCGCCCTGGCTTACTTGCCAGTTCAACTGAGCCCGGCCGGTCTTAATCGGAGTAGCGTTGATCACTTCAGTCGCCATAGTCACGCCAATTCTTCGAACCAGCGCCCGAGAGCTGAGGGCCACCTGCTCGCCGCGCAAGTGCATCCGCTTAGCAAACTCGGTGAGATTCTTACTTCTGGCCACGGCGCCTACTTTCGCTTCACTGGTGTTTTGGGCGTAGCTGATTTTAGTTTCTTGGCTTGGTGCTTGAGGTACGCAACATCCATCGCTCGTACGAGATAAAAGAGAGTTTCTCGCTGAATGCCAAATATCTCACAAGCGTCGCAGTATTCTTTTATGGCCCCCCAAGGGATAGGACCCTCACTCATTCCAATTGCTCTACTGGAGTTCAACTCGTAAAAAGCCAAAGAATACAACTCCAGGCCCATGAGGACGTCGGGTCTATCTAACACTTGGTCTGGGAGTGGTAGGTTACGCCTCCTCGCGAGTTTTATTGTTTCTTCCGCAGCCTCGCCCTTCTCTAACTGCCAGAGAAGGACGTCTATGAGTTTCCCCGGGCAAGCTCCAACATCTCTTCACGGAAGAGGTTAGCGCGACCAGCTTCTGAAGCCAGATCTGCGAAGAGATCTGGGTACTCCTTGAACAGCTTGGTACAGTTCTCGTGGGAAAACTCGAGAACTGTGCCGGTCTTGTCCCGCACGTTCGTCCACCCAAGGATGACAGTCCCCACATACGCCTTGATCATGATTTCCTGCTGCTTCTTCCGAGACAGCGTGTCATTCTTGATCTGGCGCAGGTGGGGACGACACAGGGCTTCCAACTTCTTGAGATACGCCTTGTTAGACCCCCCGGCACGGGCAACACGGAAGGAGAAGGCGTCCTCACCGTCTCCATACTCAATGATGATGCCCTCCTGTTCTGCCTTCTTGTCTGTGCCGAAGAGCGCGTGAACGTTACCCTTCTTCTTTCCGTTTTGCTCCTTCTCTGACATGACTTGCTCCTTCCTGGGTTTGCCTTTAGCCAGCGGCGGTTGGGAGATAGTCCCAGAACACCATCAGCATGGTGTAGTCGGTCGCTGAGTCAATGCTGGACGCTGTAGCTGCCTGCATCTCGATTGGCAGCGTGATGGCCTCATCTTGCGACACATCTGGACGAGCATCAGCCAGGGACACGAGGGGAAGATCAAACGTGATGCCAGAGTTTTCCTTCACCAAGTGACAATGCAACGAAGCATCATCGTTGTCCTGCACCGTTTGGACTGCCGCCACGCTGGCGAAATATGCCGTTGCGCTGGCGCTGACCTCGAAGGTTCCCGCAGTCACGTCAAATGCGCCCAGCGTACCAATCGCCTTGTTTGGTGATACGTTGTTGTTGACGGTAATGGTGAGATCCGTCAGGTACGCGAACAGCGCGGCCTGGTCCGGGCTGCCCTCCACAACTTCTGCCAACTTGATGGCCGGCACATCACTCGACGTATTGAAGGCCGTACCTTCAGTGAGCGTGGGCAGGGTGCCAGCCTTGAGGGACGTGGGACCGTCGATTGTGGTGCGCGTAGCTGCCACGAAAGACAAATCCACATTGACCTTGTCTGCCGTGCTGATGTTGAAGACCGCTTGGTTTGGCACGGCCCCGGTGAGGTATTCGGCCTGGATATTTGCTGGCGAGGCGTCGTCCGGAGCACCCAGGGTGCGCTCCAGCTGGTACGTCCGACGCGAGATGCTGGAACCCGTGAGGTTCTTCAGCACGCGGCCCGAGAAGATCCGGATGGTTTCCGCAGTGGAGCTCTCGGCAGTCATGGTGCCCTGGGTCTTGTCCAGGGTGATGGCACCAGCTGCGATGGTCTTGATGCGCATGAACCCGTTGTTCCCCGCGTTGAGGAACTGATCTCCAGCCGCACCACTCACATCGCCGCCCACGTAAATCCAGTCACCAACGGACCAGCCCATGGTGTCGAAGTCTGCGGCCGTGTTCGTGATCTGCGGCCAGGTGCCAGTCACGACCACGTCCAGTACACCGGCTGCCCACTCGCGGCCGACCTTGCTGATGGTGCCGGTCTGACCAGTGGCCGTAGTGAGTGCCGTAGTGGAAATCACCTCAGTCGCCGTGGGTACTCCGCTGACTTTCTTGAGGCCGTTGTTCTCGGCATCATCGAAGCCCTTGGCGAATAGGAGGTCGCCGGCCACGTAGCCATCACCGCCGGACGCTGGCTCATAGTCATCTGTAGCTCCGCCCGTGTCCACGGTGGCCACAGCCAACTCGACGTTGGTGTTGAGGTCGGCGAAGAAGAACCCCTGGAGGATGTCCTGGAGGTTGTCCTGCGTCAGATCCTGGTTGAATCCCCCGGCGGCCTCCAAGTCCGTGACCACGCCCTTTTTGCGCTGGCGACCATCGTTGATGGGGTTGCGGGCCAGCGTGGTGATTTGCCCACCGAAATCAGCATAGCTGTTCGGGTCCAGAGGCTGCCAGACCTCGTCACCGCTCACGGTCTTGTAGGAGTCTTCCTCCGCGTAACGGAGGCCAACTACGTTGGAATCAATCTTGTTAACGGCTGCCATGGTCTTCTCCTGTTACGCGATCTCGTCGAACTCGAATGAAACGACTACGTTAGCTTGAAAGAAAATGCCCTCGATGCCCACTGGCTGTGGCACTGGCCTGCGAAAGATAACACCGCTTGCCGTGGTTACGCCACGGAAAGCGTTCGCCACCAGCATGGCGTTTGTAATCCAGCCTGCCCCCAGTCCGCTAGGCGAAAACAGCTGTGCTGTAAAGATGCCCAGGGAGCGCCAACGCTTGGTCATGTTGGCATCGGTCAGCGTGGCTTGGAATTGGTCGACAATATCAATGAAAACCTTGGCGTACCCGTTCGGGTTTTCATTGGCATCATCTCC